GCTGTTTTTTGGGTATTCGGTTACTACGGGTGCGAGAAAGGACTTGGACGAGGCGTACAAACTGGCACAAAATATGATCTTACAATACGGAATGGGAAAACAAAATATTTATCCGGATCTGAGCGACCAATCCAAGTTTTTGATCGATCAAGAAGTCAACAATTTGCTTTTGTTGGCGAATGATGCTGCGGCAGATATTATCTCCAATTCCAAAGACTTTATTGTTGTCTGCGCCGAAATCCTCAAAAAGGATCACCTGTTGAAACCAGAACACATGTTGAAGATTGTCAAGGAACATTACCCGAACCTGTTGAATCTTTATAATGTGACTCGGTACGAATAAACGATGGGGATGGGTCCAAGTAATCATTTGTATATCCGCTTCACAGGTGTATTTTGATATTACTGTTTTCTAACAGATCTGTATCTATACCATTGTCCTTTATTACATTAAGCTGTTTATGTTCGATTGTTTCAATCATATCGTATAATGTTTCCATTTTGTCGCAAATGTTTTTAACTTCTTCGGTATCATCCAGTATATCTTCATAGTGTTTGTATTCTTCGTATGTATTGCGAATTTCATAAACAGTGTCTTCGTAAATTTGAATTTGCTTATTTATCTTGCACTTCTCATCATTTAACAGCACATATTCCTCCGTTTTTTTTATATTTTCAAATTTGTTGACTTCTTCATCAATTTCCTGTTGCTTTTTTTGTCGTTTCTTATTCTCAATGTCAATTCCAATAGTATCATCAAAATGAGTTTTACGGTATTCGGTATAATATTGTAGTATGTTTTGCAATACTTTTTGATCATTTGGTGTAAGTTTTTCCATTATAAAAATTATAATATTCTGAGCTTTAAATAGTATTACAATACTATTTAAAATATTCTTTTTATATTATTATGGGTAATACCTGTAATCGTGTTGTACCAACCAAAAATAAAAGCGAAGAAAATTTCAAGGTAAAAGACCAAACTAAAGTGGTTAAATTTAACGATAAAAACTTATTTTATTCGCATCCAAACTTACTTAGCACTTCTGAAATACCAGATGTAGCACAAAAAGTGTACATAAGTAACACGACGAGTGACAATATGCAAAAGGTATTCAATGAAAGCATTGCAAGGGCACTTTTGAAGGCAAAGTCTGCTATGGACGAAGCTGCATTAGAAGATATTCGTAAATCACAAGGTTATTCTATTGTTCCTTATGTTTTTTTAGATACATGATCTTCAAATGTCCAAAGAAATCACATTCTTATCTGAGCGCTGCTTACGGCGGTTCGATCTTTTTGGCATCATGGACCCCTGCATATCCTTCAAACTCGAAATGCTCACCATAGAATCCTCCTCCATATAGGTCGGTGTCATGTTGGTTCGCGCCGTTGACTGTTGTTGAGCCGTCATCGACACTTGGTTGTTCTGCGGCTGCTGCTCGTGAATATTGATCGTCTTGGTTTTTAAGCCAGACAGGATGCTGTCAATATCTGTAATCTTAGGACCATTCATTTCCACACGTTGTTGGGGGGCGGGTACCGCGGCTGCGGGGGGCATTGCGAACGGTTCAGGACGCATGGAACGCTCCTGTCCCACATCTTGGTATCCCTGTCCCATAACTACACCCTGTTCTTGGAACATCACGCCACGACCGGCCGCGGCCATCGCCATGTCGGGGCGGTTGGAAGGCATTTGAGTGAACTGCATACCAGGTCTCGAACTCGCGGGAGGAGCGGGTTGGTTACGTGTCTCTACCGGCGCCGGCGGAAATCCCGTCATCGGTCCGGGCTTGGCGTTGTTCATGAGATCGCTAGCAAACGACATACCGGGCGAGCTCTGTTTCATGACATCGACCGTCGCATTCGTAAACATGCGCATGAGCTCCGGGTTTTGACGCATGACATCCGCGTAACCCGGGGCAGCCGTGGACAAGGTCTTGTTGGTGAAATGAACCACACTGGCGCTGAATCCCAATTTCATCAAAAGCGCCAATTCGGGGCTCATCTTTCCACCCTTGTATTTTTCGTGCAATTGCTCGAAAATCTCTCCGTAACTGTCGATATCCTCACTTACCGATTCACCCCAACCGTCCAACGAAATATCAAACGGATTGAACATGGCGTTACCGTACTCAATGGTGTTGATCGCCGTGATCAACCAGTTCTGTTGAAGTTTCACCGCATCTCGCTTGCGCTTATCTTCCAACGCGCCCTCATACTCATCCTCAATTTCCTCATAACTCGACTCCATGGTAAAATGCGAAATGTTTTTGATGATGCCCTTCTCGTACCAATCATTCAACGAACTGAGCATTGCGCGCTTCTTTCGTCTCTTTTCACGCTCACTCAAATTGGAAGAAACATAGGTCTTGTTGGAAGGCACATCGTTCATCTTGGTGAACCCATCCCAGGTCTTCGTATTTCCCATGGAATCCACCGTAGCCGAACCTACATTTGAATTCGAGGTATTTTCCTCCGTAACAATTTTAATGTTCTCTTGGTTCTTTTGAGCACCAAATCCGAAAAAATTGGAGAACCCGCTGCTCACCGTTTTACTGTCGCCGTGGCGTGCGGGTGCGGGTGCGCCACCGTTCAAACCGGAAGACAAATCATTCAATTCTGTTTCTAAATCATCTAAATCATTCATATCAATGACCGTAGAAGATGTCGAACTTTTCACCTTATCATTCATTAATAATTCAATGCCCGACCCAAAATTCATACTTTTACTGTTGGATTTTGGTTCGCCAAAATCGATATTGATTGGGTCTAAATCGTCTAATTTCAAATCGAGTGTTTCCATATCCGAATTTTAATATAAATATTATATAATTTTTATATTTAAGTTCTCCGCAAATAATAATATAATATTGGCATTTATGGATGTTTATGGATGTACCACATTCCTTGTAAAAAACAGTCTGCCAAATCGTCCTTTTTTGAGGTATCCAGAATCGGCAACCATTTTTTGAATTCGCCGGTTTTCTCCAACAGTTGCTTGGTATAAATTACAGAATCGACCTTGTGTTGCTTATACTTTTGCGAGGCAGTTTGTAGGTTCTCTGTGGGTTCAACCACTACATTGCGTAATTTATTCGAAGAGGAAATAAATTCGATTATGATGTCATCATTTCTCATAATAAAATATTGCGCTAAAAGTCCCTGAATCGTTTTCATTCGTGTAGCAATGGGGGATATTTGGTTCTCTATAACTGCATGAGTTACCGTAGCCATTTCAGGAATATTGTTGAGTTCTCTTTTGATGCTTTTACCAATGTCAATCAGACTCACATCGTTTGCGCTCGTTTTTTTCACAACAATGGGTTTCAGTGTAACCAGGTCATAGTGTGCGGATATCTTTTCCAACAGTTGCGGTTTTTTATCTTGCGACAGGACCGATAGGTTCAGATTTGTTATGATCGCAGTTAACAGATCCACCTTTTGTTTTTTGAGGTAGGTCGGAGAACATTCCTTCGTAAAAAGGGGTTTTTTGCTGGATTTCGCGTGTTTTTCACAATAATACAGTGTGGGTTCTCCCTCTTTGGTAAAATGATACTTGGCCTTTTTGTTACAAATGCATTCCTTTCCCTTTTTTGACTTTTCGAGGGTGGCGTTGCATTTATAATCCGAAGCATTGTTCTCTGTTTGAATCAAATTGATGCTGTTCCAATCTGTGATAGTAAGCGGAGAACCTGCGGATTTTTCAAAAATACAGTAGGCCAAATTTTTGATTCCTACATCAATACTGACGATTTTGGTCATAAATATATGCACCTACTAAGACTATATATTTATATGGGATTTATACAATGTTTATTTACACCTTTGCCTTATATTCCAGAAGAAGTGGAACATAAGGCGAAGGCTGAATTACGAAGTTTTAGAAAATTGCGTCTTGTATTCCTTCATGTTGTAATCACGAACATTTTCTGCGTTATTCATCATGTATTTACGATAATCGAGGTTACTGCGAATATTAAAAGCGTCCAACAATTTCTCGTTAGCGGTGGACCCCGGCTGCCAAAATGATTTGGGTTGCGCAGCGTTCGATTGATCCTTAGGAAACATGACTGGTTTCGTTTCCAAATAGTGAAACGGCAACTGTGTATAATTCGTATTATCATCACTTGCATAAGATGTGTATTGACTGTCTGCTTGAAAAGACATTTTATATATTATAACAAATATATTATTAGGGACATTCGTTGACTCATTTAATTAATGCAATCCTGTAATTTTTTCAGCACCGCATCTGTATCCAAATAATCCTCTACATCTGTATGTCTTAAATTATACCCTTTGTAAACCCAACCTCCACAGTCTAAACATCGTTCCTGTTTACCGTCAAAGAATCCGTTGGTGGTAGAAATAAATATACCCTTTCCAAAGAATCCAGCCATAAAAGAAAAGGAGCTGCTGGTGGAAATGGATGCGGGGGCATAAAAAATGGCCGAAAAATCCTCCAACGACGATTCACTCTGAATATCCACACGATACTGTAAATCTTCTAAATATTTTTTCAAAAAACTCACATATTTGGTGCACGCATTTGCCTGGTTCTCGTCGGCACGATGATTGATAAAGGACAAAATAATCACCTCCTTGAATTCCTGCTGTAATTTTCTCTGGATATCCTCCAATGCTCTCTGAAAAAAACAGTGTTTTTGGAGAGCGTAGTCCGGATTGCGGACAAAAGGCGTGTCGGCACAACGGAAATGAATGACTGGTACACCCACCGTTTTTACACTATCTGTTCGCACTAATGCATCGTCTATAATTTTATGCATAAAAGGTTTCATGATGGTGTGCATTTGTTCATCAAGTGCATCATTCACTCTCCAGGTGAATTCATCGCCATAATGGGACTGTTGCAATCTTTCCAGGGTAATTCCGCTCTTTTTAAGCTTAAAATAGAGGGGCTTGGTAGTCTCAAACGGAATTTTCAGAGGCAACTGTTGAATGAATTCGCCGTTTTCGTAAGCCAATAAATCGGTACGCTCCAAGCCGGGCAAGGCCTCCTGAATACCTCGCCATTTCAATTGAAAATCAATGATATCAAATATATTTAAATTGAAATCCTCCTGTTTTAGAATAGACAGCAACAGTCGGTGATAATAAGAGCACAATATGTTACCTAAATCTAATTTCTGTTTTTTGGGTTCCATCCCCTCTATGAAGGGGTAACGGCGTTTTTTAATATAAGGACCCACGATATTTGCAACAATTATAAGCACAAGTACCACAATAAATACATTTATTAATATAATGGCTCCCTTCATTATATTAATAATTACATAATTTTTTACACATTTTGTAGTCATTCTTCATTTCAAACACAGACCATTTATACCCTTGAAGATTTATCTAAAGAAACAACCGTATTTTTATGGGGGATTGTATCTATTTTATTCAGGGCGTATTGACCACAGGGACCACAATGGTCTTCGTTTGACAGATCTATTTTATGATCCATTTTTGTATGACAACTCTCTATTCTCCATCTACCAACATGCTTTGGGGTATCTTTGAATAACATGCCCTTTATTGTGGCTATTATGTTCTGATATCTCATTATATACAATACCTGTTATTAGTTTTATATGCATTTGTACAGAATTATGAAACAAGATACAACCCGGTTCATTGTTCCTTGTGGTATTTCTCTAAAAGTTTCAACATGTCCGCCTTTTTGAGTTTACCGGTGTCGGTGCACAATCCCTTGGAAACTACCTCTGCCTTGAGAGCATTGATATTCATTTTTTTGTAAATTTCCAGAGCATCATTCGATACACTTGGTTCAACAGATTCGTTTGAAGATATTTTTTCAACCTCATCAAAAGCCTGTTTTTCGACGGGCTGCAAGGCGGTCGTTTCCTCCATATTTATTACCTTGATATCTCCAACAGCACTGTCCAATGGCACATCATCCTCTACCACTATTTTTTTGTAGACAGTAGCTACATCATCGGGTCCGCGGCGGAGGTCGCAGAACTCGTCGTCATCCTCGTCGTCATTGTCCTCATCATCGTCCTCATCGTCCTCGTCATCATCCTCGTCGTCATCCTCCTCATCATCATCATCCTCGTCGTCTAATACTTGACAGTCGGAAGCCGGTGCGTATACCGGCGCAGCAGCATTCATGTTGCCATTGATCACAAATTCTGCTGCGATGTTCTGCGAAGGAAAACTCATGGCCGACTGTTTCATGTGAATGTGGTCGTATAAATGAGACACATTACCTTTGATCATATTGGTTTCTTTTATAAACATTTGAAGAAGTTCAAACAATGATTCGTTTTTTTGTTCCAAATTGGTTAAACGCTGTTTAAAGTGATACACCAGTAAAAGAATTAATACAAAGGTTATTCCTAAACTCAAGAAAAAAAAGGTTTCCAAAAAATTAAATGATGCCATGTAATTATTATATAGTACACAAAATAAAGATATATTACAAACGAACGAAAAATAAAAAGTGTCTTGTAATTATATAATCCACATGTCAGATTCTAAATCAAATGGCGTAGACATGTCCTTTTTTAAAAGTTTCATCATAATTTTCTTATTAATTATCATTATTTTAGCCATTTTAGGTATAAGTCTTTATACAATATTTGGTAATATTTTCAAGGCACTTTTATCGGGTATTTTATCTATTATCTACAAGGTCTTGGCCTTTTTCGGATTTACGCTGGGATATACGGTGAATACCACGACAGATATTATTGTAGATACGACAAAATTTGGTCTAGATGTCACGGGTGGCGCGGTTCACGATGTGGGCAATCTCATTTTGAAAGCAAGCGGTGATCCAAGACAGTTTGCACCGAATCCCGCGGCAGCAAAAGTGAATTCTCAAAACCTGTTTAATGCTATCAATAATCCCGCAAAGAGTTCCTTTGTCAATATGGTCAACGAATTCCCCGCAATAACTTCTTTGAACATGGCAAAACATTAAGAAAACAAATATAAAACGAACCGAACAATTAATTATACTATGGAACAAATATATGAGGTCAACATCGATTTTAACGAGGCTTCGACCGAGTGGCGGCGTAACAAAAAAAAACGCGAGAACGGAACCTTTTCATATATTTGTGGAATGTCCACAAAGAATGGATGTCCATGCCAACGCCCCGAATCGCATCGTCGGTTTCATAAAACCGGTCCTAACGAAAAACAGACATAAATAATTTATTTGTAAAATTATTTATAGAATTGCACGACATTTAATATATAATGAATAAAAATCTGCATGTTATTTCACTAGAGAACAAAAAATATTTTGTTTGTTATACTGACACAACGGTTCGCGCGAAAATTTTTATCGAATGTGTATTTCTGTTCCCCTTTGTGAAAAAACATGGTCCGATCGAAATCATTGAAACTCTTTGGAATGTCGACGAGTTCGATGTCGATAAAACCGTAAAAAAATACATGGCAAAATACGGCACCGATAATGTACGCGGGGGCAGTTATCAAGAGGAAAAATTAACCGATATACAGGAGGCAACATTAAGTCAAGAATTAGAATATGTTACTGCTTCAGGTAGAGAGAATGTAAATCCTAGCTTGAAATTGGAGGAAAAAATGCGCCATTTTTTCCATAGTCAACTATTTCATTGCATGAAATATCATGATACGCGCGAAGAAATTCAACAATTACACGATACGATTAAAAACCAGGAGGAGATACACAACAATACTCATGAAAAACTTAGAAACCTTCTTTGGAACGACGATAATAGTTCTGAAAAAAGGACTAGCTACATGCTGGACAAAACCTTGATAGAAAAAATACAGCAGTTCTACAGGTACATCGTTGAAAGGCAATTTGAATGCGATACGCAAAACGGTCCTAATCGTACAATAATAGAAGTGTACCATTTTTTATTGCCGCATTTCAAACATTTTTGTCGCATTTTCCAAGAGAATGGTTTCAATGTGAGTGATTTCACTCAGGTAGATATGAACTCGGTCTTTATTTCTCATCCAGAGTTTGTTTTTGATCCGTTTGTCTATTTATCCAGATACAATTCATCAATTGCATTCATGTTTACCGAGAGAAAAATCGAGGAAGCGATTGAATTATGCAAAGTATTTGAAGGTATATGTTATTGGTGTCTCAATCGTATTGACGAATACGAGTTTGACTTGACATCCATCCCAGAAAATATCATATTAAAATCGGAAATGGTGGATGCAGTGTATAAATTCAATTTACGGTGGCACCCAACGAATAATCCTGATAAACAACGCTACTCGGTTGAGGTGTAAAAACACAGTTCACCGCAGGAGTTATCTTCGGAATATTCGTGTAAATTCCCGCATAAAAATCGTCTATTTTAGCTGCCCCATTTATAACGATCTGAATAGTGTACGAAAATTTGAAATCATACACATCGCCATATTGTGTAGAAAGTGGTATGCTGGGCACAAATATGTTCGAAAAATATTGACTTCCATAAAAACTTAGACCAGATCCCACTGTAAATGAGCCCGTAAAATTGGTTATTTGTATACTTGATGTTACCAAACTATTGCCATTTATATTATAAATGCTTGTTCCTGGATAGTAATAGACATTCAAGATTACATCTTTCAGAGTAAAATTTACAGTTGCGGCTGTTACTGAATTATTACCAGAAACATATATACCAACGGGAACACTCAAATTAAAATTATAATTATTCGTATTTTGAATACACAGTGATAAAAATGATGACTCGGGCACGGCAAAAATATTATTAGGAGTTGTCGAGTTGATTGTTCCGTTGGTTTGAGGTGGAAGTAAAGTTGTAGAAATAGAATTAGAAGCGACACTTACTTGCCAATTGGGTGGTTGAACATCCACAAATGCAGAAGCATTTTGTTTCGTCTGGTAATTGTATAATGGAACCGTTGGATCATATTGTAAAATCGTTAATGGTCCGGGAATACCAGCCGCGCTACTAGGAGTCGGCCGCAACAAATCTTTATTGCACACTTTGTTTGAATTTACCTGGTAGGAACCATTTACCACTGAAGCAAATCTTTGCGATTTCGTGAGTTGCGTAGTTTGCGTCGAGTTTTTTTTGTATTGTAAAATTTCGGCTTTTCTGCGCATGTCCAGTTGGGCTTGAGTATAATTAGGATAAGGAGAGATTGGGTTGTATCTCGGACCAGGAGATAGCAACGAGAAGAATTTGCTGCGTCGTTTTAATAAATCACATATTATATTGTTACTGGCATCAGTCATATTATATAAGATATTATATAATATTTACAGAATTTTTACAGAAGATATGATCTAATATAATCTACTGTTGGAATTGTACCATAAATTCGAAAGATAATAATAGTCCTTGCTGTTGTTGTAGGATGTTTTCAAAGTCGTATTTGGGCCGGCCGATACAATGTTATTGATTTGGAAAACATTCAGAGCGTAATTGAAATATCTTAAATCGGATAAATTGCCGGCGAATCCACCGTTGGAGCACACATACACAGGATCGTAGTTTTGTAAAGGCACATCGTTGAAAATCAATCGCTGGGTAATGGTACCATTCACATAAACATCCATGACCTTGTTCTCTAAACGAACCATCAAGTTGAACCATGTATTGATGGGAACATCGTTCACCGTGACAGTTTCATACATGGATGAATAATCGGTAGGGTTCGGTGTAGATGATACCGTGTTCATCATGACAACTAAATTGGCCGCTGCACTTACCGCAGATGTTGAGCTGGTCGGAGCAGGTTCAATGTACACGCCCGGAGCATTTTCCACCATCATAACACCGTTGGCATCAAAGACCCCGTTGCCACCTTTGCTGAAAATATGCTGCTTTTGCTTGGATCCAATATTGTTGATGTTCAACCACACAGACCAAGTGAATTCCATACCGGTAGACTGGTTGTTAGAACGCTGAATCGAAACCGCGTTGCCCATTTTCGGATCTTGAGGAATAATCATGGCATTTGTTCCGTTGATCATTCCTTTAACTAAATAGGGCGAGTTCGGCGGTTGAAGAACATAAGCGAGAAACATAATTCCTAAATTCAAAACAACTAAGAAAACGATCAAAACCAATATAAGAAACACAAATTTTGCGATGAGTCCGTTGGTTTGCACAAAATCCCTGGAAGCATTGTAGCTGTTGTTGGTAAAATTTTTTACTGAGTTACCTACAGAACTTCTTATATTAGATATTTTTGATGGATTGTTATTCATAACTGCTATATATTTATATATGATAAATAAATATATATTACATGAAATTTTTATACGATCTAAAATACCCAATAATTGCCCTGCACCGCGTTATTTTGGACAATCTGCAAATTACCGTGATAAGCGTTGATAGAAGACAACATGGAGGATCCGTTGCCATTCATGTAACTGTTCCAGACCGTTTGCGGGTCCAAAGCATATGACCAGCGCTGTAAATATGTTACGACAGCATCATATCCGTTGCCAATATACAGGGGCGATGTGGTATCCGGGGCGACCTGGGCAATCTGCAAAGACTTGACCATTTTACCGTCTAAATAGACATCTACAACGGTGTTGTCAATATTAACGACAATGTAGACCCATTTTTGCAAGGGGAAATTGTTAGTGATATTGATAACCACACTCTGATTGCTGCCGTTTTGCGTTATCACATCCGGATTGTTGTTTGTCGGTGAAATAATGCAATTCAATGTCCCCGTCATTTTATCTAAATAAACAATCATGTCGTTGTTTCTGCTAAAAATTACTTTGGTTGCGTTCGTATTCCACGAATTCACATATATCCACACTCCGTACGCGTATCTGGTCGAATTAGGATAGGTCAATTGCGAAACCGCAACGGGCGTTATCGGCGTAGCCGTGTTCAAAGAAACCTGTCCCGTTGTCAATGTATTCACCCCCGAAAAATATCTATTATATATGTACCAAGCAAGTACGAGGATTATCACAATTCCTAAAATGAGAATTAAAATGTTCATGTTGTTTTATGTCTATATTTTTATATTATATTATTTATTGGTGGGTTTTTGTTCATTAATAAATTATACATATTGGTAATTTGAAATTTGGTTTGTTCATTTTTATAATAGGTTACATTACAAACCGCACCATCTAATCCACCATCTTCACCCACAGTCATCATGTCTAACGGACCATAGTGTGGTATTCTTCCGTTCATGTCGTAAGTTCTTTCTAAAATGCCATTTACAAATAAATCTACCGAATTACTGTGATAATTGAAAAACAGATAATTCCATTTTTGACTTGTTAATTCAATATCGTAACTTGTATCGTTCGCGACATCACTGTTGACGGATTCTTGCGGACCCGCAAAAGTAATACGATAAATATTTTTATTGGAGTTCTGCATCCCCTTTTCAAAATACGAGACCTGAGGTTTCATAGAATCTTTGGTTCCGTAGCTAAATATGTTGATTAAACGAGGATTACGACTCTGATTCGGCTGTTGATTCAAATAAATCCACATGGACAGTCCATAATTAGCTCTCGCTGTTTTAACATTATTACCAGCAATGTCATTTGCAACAAAGGGGGCCAGACTGTCATTGTTACCAATAGCCATCGCCTTATTGATAAACACCGAGTTTGGTAGTATAGGTAATTTATCTTTATTGACAGCACCATCAATCAGCGTAGGAATGTAAATAAAAGCAATGATCAACAATATTTCTAAAATAAATAAGATAAACACAATGTTTGGGGTGATTCTAAATTGAAATTTCAAATACTCGACAAAGTCGCCAAATAAACAGGGTATGAAAAATATGAAATTTATGATGAATCCGACAATGCCAGTTTGTCGGCGTAAACTGTTGATGAAAATTTTATAAACCAATGCCAGAGAAACGATGATGATCAAAAACATAATGGTATACAGTGCAATGTCGGCATACATCGTGTAGGTCTTACCAAAACTGGAGTTGTAGTTGTAAAAATAAATCGCGCACCCGAGAACCACGGTCATCATAATCATTGTAGTAAAGGCGACAATCGTATTCACATTTCGGTTATTCGGCAACACCTTGCTTTGGTTCTCCAAAAACATCATACCGAAGAATAAAATTATAAAAAATAATATATAGAAAGCCGTGCCGTTCAAGGTTTGTTGGTTGATCGATACATCGCTATACGCTAAATTGTACAAATAAAACGGTGTTACCAAAATAAACATGAACAAAATACTATAAATCGTAAAACAACCCATGAAATTGGGACTGTTCTTACTTTGTTCATAACTCGTTAATATTTTAGACACGACTCGTGCATATATATTGTCATTGTATTCTGTATCCACCATTTATATATAAATAGAAAATATACAGTATATTCTGTTTATATTCATCACAAATTTTCAATTGCCGTTTTCTTACCGTGACATTCGCGACATAATGCTACTAAATTATCAATGTGATTGCTTCCACCGTTCTCCAAGCGGATAGTATGATCTACTTCGAACCACGCGGACAACTGTTTTTTGCAATCTCCGCAACACCAACCCTGTCTAGCGGCGACAAATTTCTTTTTCGTCTCACTTACAGATCGTTTGGTCGATTTTTTACCAGACTGATGTAATCTTTTTTGGTATTGGGGCTGCACATCTGGAGCCCCACCCCACACAGTTCTCCCCCCGTTCATGTAGGGATTGGACTGCGTGGCAGCGTAGGCGGTTCCTGCCGAAAAATTCAAAATGGGTGCCACCATGCTGGTCACATTTTTATCCACGGGCAAATATCTCAAATAGTCGTTGGATGTCAACAAGATGTCCTTGGCACGATCCGGGTTTTTTCGCAACAGCCAACACAGTGCCAATCCTACAAACGCAATGCCAATCATTTGATAATATTTTTTCCAGGTATACGCTAATTTCAAATATTTTCCTTCAGTATAAATATTTGCGATGATTAATCCTGTTATTATTAATATCAGAATTTCAAATCGCATCAAATATATGCCTTATATATTAATCTATATATTTTTATCGTGTGATTCTCATAGGATAATTACGATTTATTTATAAAATATGTATATCAATAAAATCAGGAGCAGAATCAGTGCGGAAAATATGTAATGTTTCTTCATGTTTATGCGTTCACTAATAATAACCGGTTTTGCCTTGTAGTTCATGTAATAATGATCAATCGATTCGTACAGCGATATTTCTTCTTTTCCCGTATGCACATTTATTTTGTTATGAATAAAATGAGTCCACCGAATAAACGATTCGCGACTGTCTAAATAAGGTGTCACCGGATATTTGTCTAACAATTGACTAAAATAATTTCCTATTTCAGAAACAGGGATAAACAGGGGGAAATTTTGAATTAAATCGTAATATTTTCGTTTTGTTACCGAATTGGGAGAACTTGGATAAGAAAAGGCGAGTGTATGCAAAAAAAACCAATAGTGAGGCCCCCACACATCCGGATTGAATTTTTGGTAACTTTCGTCTTCCATTAATTTATTAAAACTATATAGAATTTCATTATTATATAATACCAGAATTGTTCGCAATATGGACAAAAAAAATAAAAATTATACCGTTAATAATACTTATTATAGAAATTATGAAGTATGCAATAATTGCGGCAAATCCGGTCATTTATTTCACAAATGTAAATTGCCTATTACCAGTATTGGTGTCATTGTTTTTCGTATTTGTCCTTCCGAGAATGAGAATGAACCATGTAAAATACAGTATCTGTTGATCAGAAGAAAGGAAACTCTGGGATACATTGATTTTATGCGGGGTAAATATTCTGTACACAACAAGGATTATATAATGAACATGTTGAAACAAATGACTCGTCACGAAAAACAACAATTAACCTGTGGTGATTTTGAAAAATTGTGGAAAAATATTTGGGGCGATAGTAATTACAGTAATCAATATCGTACCGAAGAAATTGTTTCCAAAGAGAAATACAACCAATTGTTTGAAGGTAATACTGTGAAAAATGAGTTCGGTACCCTGAATGATTTAATTGAAGAAAGCAATAATTTTGAAACTTGGGAAGAACCGGAATGGGGGTTTCCCAAGGGGCGAAGAAATAACCAAGAAAACGATTACGACTGTGCAATTCGCGAATTTTGTGAAGAGACCGGATACCCAGAGGATTATTTAATTCATGTACAAAACATTGTACCATTTGAAGAAATATTCACGGGTTCAAATTATAAATCCTACAAACACAAGTATTTTTTAATGTTTATGAATTATGAGAAAAGTTTGAAACACGGCGATTTTCAAAAATCTGAAGTAAGCAAGATGGAATGGAAAAATTTGGATGAATGTTTAATGTGCTTTAGACCGTATAATTTAGAAAAGATTCGAATAATCAAAAATATAGATACATTTTTAGAGAAGATATTGGCGTAATAATATAATAATACAGTAGTATATACTTATTATTATATACATGTCGGCGGTCAACGACAATAAAACATTAAATAAATCTAAAAAATGTCCCAAGTATTACCGACGCGATCCGAATACCGGAACCTGTGAATTTCAAGAAAAAGGGAGTTTTAAATTGAATTCCGAAGGGTTTCTGGAAATCCCGGAAGAATTTCGCAGTATGGTGATTTCCGAAAAGGGCGAAGATTATTTCCGCAAAAATTATGAAAATATCACCGATAAAGAGAAGAAAAAGGGTCGGGTAAAAGGGATTGTTTTTACTTCAGAGAAAAATACCACGAGAAAGAAGCGTTCTGGTATGGACAAAAAGGATTCGGTATCCATTTTATTAAAAAATACGCCTGCCAACATAAAGGCGGCAGATGCACCCTTACCCGCAGTGAATGGTCCACAGCCCAACGAAATAGACATTTATATGGACGGAAAAGAGCATGTAGTGCCACCCTTGTCCAGTGAACGCTCGACCATCTCCAAACCTTTGCCCGGAAAAATTCGTATCAAAAAATCGGATAAAGTTATTGAAATAAGAGAGCAGACTGCACTGGATGCGTTGCGCGATGCAGAAGAAACCAACGATGCATATATCAATCGTTTAGGGGATTACGATCCGGCCCCGGCCCCCGGCCCACGGCCGACCGGGGTTCCGGAAGGTCTTCCTTCGGAGACAAAATTTAAACAGTTGGAACCAGTCGATTCCATGACCATGAAAACCAAAACGGAGAATATCCCTTCCGATGCTCAATTAAATTACGATTTTTTGTATCCTTCCTTGGATGACCCGGATTTCAATGTCAAATTGGCCAAACACAAGGAATTTCATGATATCAAATATGACGGTAAAATCTACGATTTCAAAGCGCACGCCGAATCACTCTGCAATGCCGAATTTGAACTGTCGCCCAACCAAATCTTTGTCAAAAATTTCTTGTCGGTCAATACTCCCTACAATAGTCTGCTGTTGTACGGCGGATTGGGAGTGGGCAAAACTTGCACTGCCATTAGTGTGGCCGAAGAAATGCGCAGTTACATGAAACAGGTGGGAATGCGAAAACAAATTTTGGTCATTGCCTCTCCCAATGTGCAGGACAATTTCAAATTACAACTGTTTGATGAGAACAAACTCAAAATGGAAAATGGCATTTGGAAAATGGAATCCTGTATTGGTAAAAAATTGCTAGACGAAATCAATCCCACCAACATGAATATTCCCAAAGAGCGCATTGTCAGTCAGGTCAAATCCATCATCAAAAATTATTATTATTTCATGGGCTACACCCAGTTTGCGAACTACATCAATGATTCAATTGAATTGAAAGGGCTCGGATATTCCCGCGAAGAAAAATTAAAAATTAAAATCAAGAAGATCAAAAACATATTCAACAATCGTTTGATCGTTATCGACGAGGTTCACAACATTCGTATCACGCATGAAAACAAAAATCGTAAAACCGCCGAACTCTTGATGGAAGTCGCCAAATATGCCGATAATATGCGCATGTTGCTTATGTCGGCCACGCCCATGTACAATTCCCACGAAGAGATTGTGTGGTTAACCAATCTCATGAATTCCAACGATAAACGAGGAACCATCAAAATCTCCGATGTTTTCACCAAAACCGGCGAATTCCGCGCGAAGGACGATACCCATCCCGAAACCGGTAAAGAATTATTGATACGCAAACTCACCGGATATGTTTCTCATGTTCGTGGTGAAAATCCCTACACATTTCCTTTCCGTATTTACTCGGAAGAAAGTTCTTTCAAGACAAACGCCTATCCCACTTTACAAATGAACGGTAAGTCTTTGGACATCACCAAAAAGCTCCAACATGCACCCGTATATTTGAACAAGATTGGAGAACATCAACAGTACGGATACCAGTTTATCATTGAAAACATGCGTTTTAAAAATAACGATGGCTTCGTACACAAGGAGGCCTCCGATATCATGAGTGATAATGTGATTGAAATGGATTCATTTGGGTATGCGGTCTTACAGTATCCTCTCGAGGCCTTGAATATTGTGTATCCGAGTGATATTCTCTACGAATCTTCGACTAAAATAGAAAATACCGAGGAAAATCATCATATCATTGCAAACATGGTAGGTTCTCAAGGACTTTCTAATATGATGCGTTACAAGGACAAAACCGAGAGCGACAAAATGATTCGCCACGGTTACGAATATTTATCCGAGAAATATGGTCGCATCTTTGCCCCCGAGAACATCGGCAATTACAGTGCAAAAATCGCCAAAATATGTGAAATCGTTCGCAAATCTGAAGGCATTGTTTTGATATATTCGCAGTGGATTGATTCTGGTCTGGTACCCATTGCTCTCGCCCTCGAAGAGATGGGATTTACACGATTTGGCAGCGAAAACTACACTCGACCCCTTTTGAAAACATCCGTGGCGGAACCCGTCGATTCCATGACCATGAAGACCAAAACAGAGTTCAATGCCGAATCTAAGGGGACGGTTTTCCACCAGGCCAAATATGTGATGATAACCGGAGACCCGTTGTTCTCGCCAAACAACGACGCTGATCTCAAATATTTGAATCAAGCCAAAAATAAGGATGGGCAGTTTGTAAAGGTGGTGTTGATTTCCAAGGCGGCCGCAGAAGGCGTCGATTTCAAAAATATTCGTCAGATCCATGTTATGGAACCCTGGTTCAATATGAATCGCATCGAACAGATCATTGGTCGCGGTGTACGAAACTTCAGTCACTGTCAATTGCCTTTTGAAAAACGCAATGTGGAGATTTATCTGCATGCCACGCTGTTGAACAACAGCGAAGAGTCTTCCGATCTTTACATTTATCGCCTCGCCGAACAAAAATCCAATAAAATTGGGCGAATCACGCGATTGCTCAAAGAAACGGCGGTCGACTGCATCTTGAACATTGCACAGACGAATTTCACTTCGGAAAAACTAACAGAGCTCGGGAAAAATCAAAATGTCAAAATTACCACAGCAAGTAGGAAAACGATAGATTACAAGGTTGGTGATAAACCGTATACACCGATCTGCGATTATATGGACAACTGCAATTACACTTGTTCTCCCATGGCCATTATTAAAGAGACGGATATTATCAAAACCACCTACAATGACGAATTTTTACAGAACAATCACGATCGCATTTTGAAAAGAATTCGCGATTTATTTTTGGATATTCCGGGTGACGGGCACCGGCCCGGACAGGAGGGCAGAGTGTTTTTTCAGGAAGAAGAGCTGATTCGTTCTATCAATATTGTCAAAGAGTATCCGGTTGAACAAATCTACTCGGCTCTGACCTATTTGATTGAGAACAAGCACGAATATTTGGTCGATCGCTATGGTCGTCTGGGTAATTTGGTAAACCGAGACAAATATTATCTCTTCCAACCGGTAGAAATTACAGACGAACGCGCTTCTATTTACGAACGCAGTCGTCCCGTGGATGTTAAACATCCTTCCATTTTGGTAGAATTAACCGAGCCAGAACCTGTGCAAATCACCGACGAAACTGCCCAAAACGCCGATAACATTCGCCTCTATAAAACGGTGATGACCGAGTGTGAAAATAAATTCAATTTAGTTTTCAACCAAGAGACTGCATTTATTACTACGGGCGAAAAGAATTGGTATAAAAATGCGAGTGTGGTTTTGAAACATTTGATGGAAAAACACGGCATTTCCGAAGACAATCTACAAAAATATGTGGCGGATCATATTGCCGACGAACTCCCCTTTTCAGATAAATTGCTGTTGATAAACGAGATTTATTACAACTGGAAGCCCATCACGCGAGTAGAAACCTACATCAAGGAATACTTCAATGAACGACTGGTTGTGAGTGAGAGTGGTATCATTGGCATGGTGTTATCCGAAGACAATAAAACCACCCAGATTTATGTTCAATCTAAGAGTCAAGACAAGGTCGTGTGGGAGAAGGCGGAATTTACGAATGTCAATGTTCTCATTCGCTCCAAATCATACAGTGAAAAGTTTATCTTCAATAAGGCGAAACTTAACGATATCATTGGGTTCATGTCCTGGGTGGAAAACCAGAACGAATATGTATTCAAAATTCGCGATTTGAATGATTCTGTGAATAAAAAAGGGGCTCGCGCCAGTCAAGCCATCATGAAGGACATCATTTTGAAAATAAACGCCGTTTTAGATGCACCTTTTTATACAAATGAAAATGTCAAAGAATTTTTCGGCGAAGGCAAAAACAGACTGGTGGTCATCATCGAAATATTGATGCGCGATTTCCAAGAGAACAGCAAAAATCAGAAAATATGGTTTTTGAACAACGAACAAATATTGATCAACGGCATTTTGAATTATACCCGTAAAAAGTAAAAAATTGATATAATATAATTATTTAAAAATGTAGTTATATTATAATATTAGTTAAACAATGGCCGCTTTTAAATCCAAAGACAAAGTCTACGGTGTATATATTGATTCACTTTTAACAAAAAAGGTGATTTTATCCATTACTGAAATCGGTAAGAACATAAAGGAAAATTTACAGCGTAAACTGGCCGATTCTATGGAAGGCAAATGCATTGAGGAAGGATTCATTCGTCCTGGGTCTATTCGTATCGAGTCGTACTCTTGCGGGTTGGTCAATACAGAAAACATTGAATTTCAAACCGTTTTCACCTGCAAAGTTTGTCATCCCGTAGAAGGCATGTTGATTGAATGCACGAGCAAGACGATTACCAAAGCTGGAATACATGCCCAAGTAGTGGACCGCGATATTGTGCCGGTTACGGTATTTGTTGCAAGAGACCACCACAATATGGATAGATATTTTCAGTCTATTCAAGAAAATACGAAAATTCTGGTGAAGGTTATTGGTATTCGTTACGAACTGAACGATCCATATATTTGTGTTTTAGCAAAACTCTTGAAAGATGAAGTGGAGACGACCGCTGCTCCTCAAAAAATCAGAATCAAAAAACAGCCGATCAATATAGGCGGCGATGTTTTGGACACAGCCTCGGAAGAAGAATAAATAACTTCATAAATTTATATAAAAATTATCATTTATATAAATGAATGACCGAAGCCGTTGCTGAAACAAATGTTTTCGAACCCGTCAAACTGGAAAACATGAAAAACAAAATTGAGTCTATGACAAAGAACCATCAAATTGAAATTTTGAAGATTCTGAAGAAAAACCCCACCGCAAAAACGAACGAGAACAAGAGCGGCATTTTCGTCAACCTGTCGTTGCTTCCTACATCCACCCTGGAGGAAATTGATTTTTATTTGAACTATGTACATGACCAAGAAAGCTCTCTTCAACAGTTGGAATCGCAAAAGAAGGAATTCAAAGATGCCTATTTCATGGAATCTCAGGGTTGATTTTCCGTTTTTTTGTAAAACACTCCCTTATCATACCTGGTATTACAACTTGATATGATATACAAATTATTTGTTAGCATGGATTGACCCCCTTAAAAAGGTTGTTGGAAAAGTATTCTGAAAATTTCCATTTTGGACATTTTAAAAATGTCCATTTTCGATTTTCTTGGGGAACTTTTTTCCGGGACTTTTTGAAAAAGTGGGTTGTGAGCATAATGCAGTAAATCGGAGAATTATATTTTTAGTATGACTGCATAAAAATTTTTGATATTTTTTCTATAAATATTTTTTCGCTACTAATTTAGAAAGATTTTCTAGCATAACTATATAATTTCTTTCAAAAAAGAAGCGATGAAATATACATGTGATTGTTGTTACTATAATACGGAGCGAAAGTGCAATTTTGATAAACATTTATTGTCTGCAAAACATATTTTGGCCATGAATAATGCAAAAAAAGTAGCAACCAATTACACCTGTAATTTTTGTGACTTTTCTACGAGTAAAAAAAGTAATTACACTAACCATTTGTTGACTGCTAAACATATTGCAGCAGAAAAAGTAGCAAAAGTAGCAACCACCGGTGAACCTTCTATGGAGTCAACACACTCCGAACTTTGTTCTCCAAACGACATGCAAACTGTAGTATCTAACAATCACAATTTGATAATAAATCTATTGAAGCAAAATAACGATCTACAAAAACAAATTATAGAGCTTTCCAAAGAACCCAAGATAATCAATAACAATTATACCACCAATTCAGGAAATACAAATAACAATCAATTCAATTTGAGCCTATTCTTGAATGAAACCTGCAAACATGCTTTGAACTTTACAGAGTTTATTGAAAATATACAGGTTACCTATGATGATTTGGAGAACAATGCCAAAATGGGATTTGTGGGTGGTATGACTAAGATCATTGTGGATAATTTGAAACAGTTAGATTTGAACAATCGTCCGATTCATTGTACGGATGCCAAACGAGAGACCATCTATGTGAAGGAAGAAGATCAGTGGGAGAAAGACGGCAGCAAAGATATCATTCAAACGGGCATCCAAGAAATAACCAGAAAAAACATGTGTCAACTCTCAGAATGGCGTGAGAACAATCCGGAATACAATGACATGGATACGGAAACGGGTGAAAAGTCCATCGTACTACAGCAGAATTTGATGGCCGGCGGCAAGCGCAGCGAATTCTACCCCAAAATAATAAAGAATATTGCCAAAGAAACCATTCTTGACAAAAAAATTCTAATAGAATAAAAAGTATCCTGAAAATTTTCATTTTGGACATTTTAAAAATGTCCATTTTCGATTTTCTTGGCGGACTTTTTTCCGAGACTTTTTCAAAAAGTGATTTGTCAGCATAATGCAGTCAAAAACGAATTATGACAAAAAAAATGACTGCACAAAATTTTTACTATTTTTGCAAAAAGTATTTAGAAAACTATATTATAAAAGTATATACGACTTACAAATGACTGACAGTAAAAGTATAAAAATATTTGAATGTAATGTATGTAACTATGTTACGCAAACAAAATGTAATTTTTCTAAACATTTATTGACTGCAAAACATAAACAAAATACAAATACTGACCCTCCAAGTATAACTCAAGAAAACCATACAACAAAACTATATATTTGCACATGTGGTAATAAATATAAACATCGCCAAAGTTTATTCAATCATAAAATAAAATGTAACGGTTCGTCGTGTGATAGATCATCAAGTATGTTAACACATTTGATGAAAGAAAATCAAGAATTCAAACATATGATTATCGAATTACAAAGGGAACTTACGAATAAAGTGGTAGAAATGACCAGTCAGATATCAAATATAGCAACAGTAAATAATAATACGATTAACACGAACTGTAACAATCATTTCAATTTGAATTTTTTTCTTAACGAAACTTGCAAGAATGCTATGAATTTTGGTAATTTTATTGATAATATAGACATTTCATTTGACGACATTGAATCTAATGCAAAACTTGGTTTTGTAGAAGGTATTTCCAAAATTATTTTAGAAAAATTGCAACAGTTAACTGTGGAAAAACGCCCTATTCATTGTACTGATGTTAAAAGAGAAATATTGTATGTTAAAGATGAAGATCAGTGGGAAAAAAATAACAGTCATAAAATCGTAGAAAAGGGGATTCAAGAAATGACATGTAAAGGTATGCAAAAATTGGTTGAATGGCGTGAAGAAAATCCTGAATATGAAACTTGGGGATCAGAATTGAGCGAACTATCATTGATGATGCAGCAAAATTTGATTGCTGGAAACAAGCGCGAAGAATTTTACCCCAAAATTATTAAAAACATTGCCAAAGAAACAATAATAGAAAAATAAAAGTATTCTGAAAATTTTCATTTTGGACATTTTAAAAATGTCCATTTTCGATTTTCTTGGGGAACTTTTTTCCGGGACTTTTTGAAAAAGTGGTTTGTGAGCATAATGCAGCGAAAATGAAAAAAAGCGGAAAAAACTGAATGCATAAAATTTTTCTATTTTTTATATATTTTTTCCGAAAAAAATTTAGAGGCATTTTTTTGTCATTCAAATATAATGACATCGGATGACAAAAAAAATGCAAAAAAATGCAAATATTTTTCATGTAGTGTATGTCACTTTGAAACTAGTAACAAAAATAATTTCAATAAACATTTATTGACTGCAAAACATCAACGAATGACAAATGATGACAAAAAAGATGCAAAAAAATGCCACAGCATATTCGAGTGTAGTTGTGGCAATATATACAAATATCGACAGGGTCTTTTTAATCATAAGAAGAGGTGTAATTTTGATTTGTCCAACTCAGAAAATACCGTAGTCACCCCCAAGGTGGTGAATAGCGGATTTATCATGGAAATGTTCAAAGAGAACCAAGAATTCAAAAACATGTTGATCGATCAATGTAAACAGTCCGAACTCCAACAGAAAAAGATGTTTGAGCTCCAACGGGAGAACAACACCTTGATAAACAAGATGGTGGAAATAACGCAGCAACAGCCAAATACATCGACCATAATTACCAACAACAATAATACGAATAACACGCAGTTCAATATTCAACTATTTTTAAACGAGAACTGCAAACATGCGGTGAATTTTTCGGAATTTATCGATAATATTCAGGTTTCAATGAGCGATTTGGAGAACAACGCCAAAATGGGGTTTGTTAACGGAATTTCGAAGCTTATATTGGATAATTTGAAACAGTTGGAATTGACGGAAAGACCGATTCATTGCACAGACATCAAAAGAGAGACCATCTATGTCAAAGAGGAGGACGAATGGGACAAAGAAAAAAGTCACGAAGTCATTCAAAAGGGAATACAGGAAATCACCTGTAAGAATATGTGTCAGTTGTCGGAATGGCGTGAAGAGAACCCGGAATATAACAATTTAGAATCGGAATTAAGTGATTTATCGATTGTGATGCAACAACAGTCGATGGCGGGACCCAAAAGAGAAGAATTTTATACAAAGATCATTAAAAATATTGCCAAAGAATCCGTCATAGATAAAAAGAAAATGCTGGAATAAATGTCTTTAGTGATTCTATAATTTTACAGATGCAAAAAACGGATAAAACGATTTATTGTGAGTATTGTCAATCGTTCTGGAAAAGGAAAAGCGATTTCACAAACCACTGTAAAACTTCGAAACATTTGAAAAATAAAAGTGCGTTTTTGCTGCAGGTTGAAAATGACGAGTTTACGAAACCTGCTGCGATTCCGTCATCGGTTACCGAGATTCACGAGATCATTTCAGAGATTATAACGGCGATTGAAAAGATGCCGTGCCCGGAACCGGTTGAAGAAATTCCGAAGCCAATCATCGTCGATATTCCTGTAAACATGGATGACAGCATCAATCAAGCGGTTACAATCATGGAAGATAAACACGAAGAATCCACCGGATTTATAGAATATATTCGTACACAAATAATTCGCATAATCAAAATAACTATTTTCCTTATACCGGGTATAAATATAGTTTTAGGGCACAGTTATCAAAGATATAAAAACTATTAATAATATAAAAACTAGTATATTATTATAACCAGATGGATTCCTTGCCGGACGATGAATTTTCAACGCCCTTTCTCGAAGATCAAGATCAGGAACACCACACAAAGAAGTCCCATATGTTGAGACAATTAGTTTTTGATGTGATGTTTCCTTATTTTACAGTGGTTGTAGCGACTTCTAGTAACAATGGTATAGGTAAAGACGGCAAACTGCCTTGGAATGTACCCGAAGATATGGCGTTTTTTAAAGTTCTCACTACAACGAACACTCTCCCCGAAAGACAAAATGTGGTTATTATGGGGAGAAAAACATTCGAGAGCATGAATATGCGTCCTTTGAAATCAAGATTCAATATTTGTGTGTCAAAAACGCTCAAGCAGGAGGATTTTATGAATTACACAAATATGGCCATTGTCAACGAATTCGATGATGCATTGAGATTGGCTATAACGGTACACAGTGAAAAGGTATTTGTCATTGGTGGTTCTCAAATATACAACGAGGCAATCAGACACAGCAAATGCAGTGAAGTGATTTGCAACGAAATCGCCGGTGATTACGAGTGTGATACCTTTTTCGCAACGATGGATCCTAATATCTACGATGAGCCCGAAATCACCGTGATTTCTGACAGGGTTACGAGTAAAAAATATACAAGCAAAACCTACAAACAATATTTATTGAACCAACTTAAAGATAGCGCGACAACTAATGAAGAGACCTCAACTTAATAAATAGTCATTTTTATATTATGTCTATTTATCACCAAATATTTCATCCGTTGGAAAAATGGCAGTCACCCACAGATATTCAACTGTTGGAATCCTTCATGTTTTTAATCAAACCTGTCGAAGAAAAACGGGAGATTCACCACGATGTACCGGAAAAACCCAAGATATTTCAGGATGTTTCGCCCGCTCACCGACGCGTGGAAGCACCGATAGTAACTAACCTGGAAAACAACAGGGCAACAGGCCCCACCCAGTATTTTCCGAGAAAACCGGACACCCTCTTTTGGTGTGTATACATCGCATTACATGGAACAAAGGAATACAATCAAATCGGTCTCCATTATGGTAATGTTGAAATCGAAGAGAAACAAAAAATGATGGAATTGATGCGAAAAACGCCGAATATAATCAAAAATGCTAACAAAAAAATTACCAAAGTTTCGTCACAGGAAATCATGTCAGATTTTATGACGAATAAGCGTACTACCGTGGATATGTTGATGATTTTTGCGGTTTACAATAACATGCGTATTATTCTTGTCAATGTAGACAACAAAAATCAGCCCGACAAATCCTACACCGTGTTGGGATCGCAAATTTATACACAAACCGTCGTTATTTATAAAAAGAACAACTATTACGGACTGGAAATGGAGTACCAAGAACAGAAAATGGAGGAAATCTTGACCAATTTATTCTGTATGGAGCAGATTGACCGGCCACTTAAGGCCATCACAAACTACAAAATAGATGAGTTGGAAGCCATTGCCTATAAGTTGAATGTGGACTATACAACCTGTAAATTGAAGAAGCAGGAATTATACAATGCGATTTTGTTGGCTTTATCCAACCAATGAAGGAGTTATACCATAAAAATTGAATAAAACAATATTACAAAATATATATAATATTATCGTCTTATTATATATAACCCCCATCTGTATTATGATAAATGCAGGAAATATATCACACGCCAAATCGTCTGCAGATAAGGCAACTAAAGCTAAATTAGAAAAATTAGTTGAGACTTATTTAGCAAGTTATATGAAGGAGCGTCTGAAAAACAAAATAAGTGAGGTGGAAATTCGTTTTGAATCTAACCGACAAAAAAACAAACCCGTTTCTAAAATCGATTATGACAATGTGGTAAAAAGTTTATATGCGCAAGGATTTAAGACGGATCTTCCGGAAGGATTTCACAGTCTGCGTATTTTCCATGAATATGTAGATGCTCGCGGAAAGAATTCGATGTCAAATATTCGCGCAGAAATCGTCGGCCTCGATCTTATTCAAGAGTATTGTCGCAGCAACAGCATTCAAAAATTATTGGATTTGCCTTCTTCCACCTACGATAAAATCAAATTCACCCAAAAATCTTTGCCAGAAACGGATGATCACGAAAAGATCCTGCCCGTGAAATTTGAAGATTTCAATTTGAAAATTTCGTACCAGTTGGAACAGACATCCACAGCGAGATCCGAGTTCATTCGAAAGGTAATTGATCGGTGGACCGAAAAATTGAAGACATTTCGTTATTTGAATCGTGTAAGATTTCATCACGACGATTTACCCATATTTGCGGATATCAGTATTGTAAGAAGTTCTAAAACATCGCATGATGTGCCGATGAAAAGCTACGATATTCAGGAATCTGGAGTGTTGGAAGCGCCCGAGGCCTACGAAATTGAGGTAGAAATCGACAATGACCGTATTGGTCCGGGCACTCCATATAACACGACAAAATCAATTCTAGACTTGATCAAGAAGGCGATTCGTATCATTTTATCCGGATTGCAGGGTACAAATTACCCGATTTCCTATACGGAAATGGATTCGATTCTGTTGGAATATATGCAGTTGCTTCACGGCGAAGATTATCTGGAGAAAAACTTGAGACCCGGTGAAGACCCCCAAAAAAAGAAATTGCGTATTCAACCGAGGGATTTTGTCGGCCCGTCTTCGGCGACTTTGCAAATTGAAAATATCATGGTACCGAATGAACATACCGATGTTCCAAATATTCGCACAAATTATACTGTAACGGACAAGGCGGACGGTGAGCGCCGACTGTTGTTCATAAACAAGGAGGGAAAAATTTACATGATTGATACCAATATGAATGTGATTTTCACGGGTTCCTACTCTCGCGAGAAGGCGCTTTACAATAGTATTTTGGACGGAGAATTCATTAAATTCGACAGAAGACGACAGATCATCAATTTGTACGCAGCATTCGATGTGTATTACATCAATAAAAAAAGCACCCGCGAATTCGCCTTTGTCAATACCCAGAAGACTTTGGAGGCAAATGACGAACTGTTGGAATACGACGAAGAGAAAAAGGAAGAAAAGGCTCGGGAGAACCAGGGCAAACCCGAACCGGTGCGATATCGTCTGTCGCTCCTTCAGCAATATATCGGGAGGTTGAAACCAGTATCTATTTTGATTTCTCCTTCCCAAAACGAAAGGAAGGAGCACCAAGAAAAGGTCGCCTCGTGTGAATTCAACATCAAGTGCAAAATGTTTTGCATGACCACCAATGACACGACGATTTTCGAAGCGTGTTCCAGGATTCTTTCGGACATTGATGACGGCACTTATCCGTACACGACGGATGGCTTGATTTTTACACCTTCAAATACGGCGGTAGGGAGCAGTGTTGTGGGGAGGGCGGGTAAATTGGTCAAAACCACTTGGGACCTATCATTCAAGTGGAAACCGCCGGCCTTCAATACCATCGATTTCTTGGTAACAATTAAACAGGATAAGACCGGTAAAGATGAAGTGCATAACATTTTCCAGGAGGGGAAAAATGTCGAGGGGCTGCAAAATTTTGTTCAGTATAAAACCCTGATTTTGAACTGTGGATACGATGAAAAGAAGCACGGCTATTTGCAGCCATTTCAAGACATTTTGAACAATAAATTACCATCCCCCGAAGATCTGGACAACAATGCGGGATATAAACCGGTCAAATTTCAACCAACGAATCCCTACAATCCTAACGCGTGTTACGCCAACATCCTGTTGAAGGAAGACGGTAACCGCAATTTGTCGTTATTTACCGAAGAGGGCGAATTTTTCGAGAAGTATATGATCGTCGAATTTGCGTACGACATGACTCGTGCCGAAGGATGGCGATGGATTCCTTTGCGTGTGCGTTACGATAAAACCGCGGAATTGCGCAACGGCATGAAAAACTACGGCAATGCTTATCATGTGGCCAACAGCAATTGGCAATCTATCCATCAACCTGTAACAAAAGAGATGATTACTCAGGGTAAAGACATCCCCGAATTTCTAGAGTTGGCGGACGAAGAAGATAATGTGGCAGACGAGGGAATTTACTACAATCGTCGCGGGGATGAGAAGAAGACCCAATCGCTGCGCAATTTCCACAATTTATTTGTGAAGCGTAAATTGATCATGGGGACATCAAAACGCAACGATATACTCATTGATTTTGCTGTAGGTAAAGCGGGGGATTTATCCAAGTGGACACAGTCAAAATTGGGATTTGTGTTCGGTATTGATGTTTCGGTTCCAAATATTCATGATCGTATCGACGGGGCTTGTGCGAGATATTTGAAATATCGCGAAAGAAACAGAAATGTGCCTTACGCTCTCTTTGTGAATGGCAACAGTTCACAAAATATTCGCAGCGGATCGGCGTTTCATACCGACAAGGACAAGGAAATTACCAGAGCCGTGTTTGGTAATGGACCGAAAGATTCCAAGATATTGGGCGAAGGTGTTTACAGACAGTATGGTGTAGCTGAGAAGGGATTCAATGTGTCTTCGTGTCAATTTGCTCTGCATTATTTTTGGGAAACACCGACCACCCTTCACAATTTTATGCGCAATGTGGTAGAGTGTACGCGCATCAACGGGTATTTTATTGGTACATGCTACGACGGTAAAACGGTGTTCAAAATGTTGCGCAATAAAAACGAAGGCGAATCGGTCTCGATCTTTGATCATGGGCGTAAGATATTCGAATTAACCAAGAAATATCCCCAGACCGGATTACCCGACGACGAAAATTGCATTGGTTATCCGATTGATGTGTATCAGGAAACGATCAATAAAACCTTCCGAGAGTATTTGGTGAATTTCGATTACTTGGTGCGAATCATGTCGGATTATGGGTTTACCCTAATCGATGATGCCGAAGCTCGCAATATGCAATTGCCCAGTGGTTCGGGATTATTCAATCAATTGTTTGATTTTATGACAGAGGAGGTCAAACGCGATCCGCGTCGTCAAGCAGACTATGGTACTGCGCATTTGATGACAACCGACGAAAAACAAATTTCGTTTTTGAATCGCTATTTCGTCTTCAAGAAGACGACGAATGTCAATTCCGAAAAGATTGCCAACCTTCTGTTGAAACGCGATTTTGTGATACCACTGTCAAAAGAGATGCAGAACATTATGAGTGAAGAAATGGAAAAGGAGATTGAAGCTACTAAAATAAAGAAACCGAGAGGCAAGCGCGTAACGATTACGGCAAATGCAAAGGTGGTGAATATAACTGACGATAAGGTAGTGGAAAAGGGTCCTTCCTCAGGGCCCCAAGCACCTGCAGCGCCCTCAGGACCCGATGCACCTGAAGTCCCACCTCCACCCCCCACTGCTACCAATGGTGACGACGCGAAGCCAGCATTTGAAACTGAGGAGCCCGCCAAAATACGAATTAAAATCAAGAAACCCGAAAATTAGTGAGACTTCTGAGGAATAAATAATTCATCTAAATTAAAACAATTTAAATGAATATAGTGTAGTGTTAATACCGCCATGATATTTTTTTTATTACCAAGTGTGAATATATGTATATATAAATTTATTGACTGTATTTTAGATGAAGATGTCCCCGAATCAAAAATTTCAAATTCACTGTCGTGTTATTTGTACGAAATTAAAAATAAAATAAAACTATGTGAGTATGATTGGGACATTTACAAAAAATACACGAACCCTTATGAGTACATCAACTCGGTCGTACCGGATATATTCAATAAAAAGAACCAACATGTATTGGAAGATAACTCGTCGGGTACCCACGAATCGGGAAGTTCGTTCAGGTACAACAAACATTTGCCGAGATGTGTATCAAAATACAAACCGTTATCTCGTTCATATTTTAAGATGATAGAACTGTTGAACAATTTCATTTTCACAACGAATGTTAACATGTACAGATCTTTTGACAGTCAAATGTATAGTTACAATACACCAATTCAACAGGATGCAAACCCCATGCGTTCGTTTCATTTGGCCGAGGGGCCGGGTGGATTCATAGAGGCATTGGCGAATACGCGAAAAAATCCCGAAGATGTCTACATTGGCATGACGATTATTGATGACGAAAATGAACAAAATGTGCCGGGGTGGAAAAAAAGTGAACAATTTCTGAAAAATAACAAAAATGTAACCATCGAACTGGGCGAAGATGGTACAGGTAATATTCTTTCCATGCAAAATTTTTTATACTGTCGAACGAAATATGGGTCGTCCATGGACTTGATTACCGCGGACGGCGGGTTCGATTTTTCGATGGATTTCAACAGTCAGGAAAGAAATATTTCAAAGCTCTTATTCGCCCAGACATGTTACGCACTCTGTCTGCAAAAAATGAAAGGGAATTTCATTTTGAAGATATTCGACTGTTTTATTGAACATACCGTGGATCTGTTGTACATCCTTTCAGCTTTTTATGAAAAGGTCTATATTACCAAGCCGCAAACCAGCCGTTATGCGAATTCGGAGAAATACATCGTGTGTAAAAATTTTTTGGTGGCGAATGACATTGGCGTTTTTCCCTATTTGAAAGCGGCATTTGACAAGATGTTGCAAGCATCCGCTGCTAATCCGGATATCAATACGCATCGTTTCTTGAAAATACCGATTTCCACCTTTTATATTACAAAAATGGAGGAATATAACGCGATCTTCGGACAACAGCAGATTGAGAACATACACCAAACAATTACTTTGATTGAGAACAAACAGAAGAATGACAGGTTGGATGCTATCATTAAATCAAATGTACAAAAATGTATACATTGGTGTATGAAATACAAGGTGGCCTATAACACATTTTAAACCGCTGAAGATTTAAATCCGCCCCTTCGGGGATAGGATTTATCTCTTTATCGGTCATTGACCACGAAGAATCCAATCCGCGTGCGCGGATTGGATTCTTCGTTGGTTTAAATCTTCACCGAGATAGATGATGTGGTATTTGTGTTTGTATTTGAAAGTGTCAAATACAAATATTTGGCGAAAAATTAACCGTTGGTCAAATTACGGATCGTTCTCAAGCGAGAGCATTTGGTCAACTGTCCATTGTACCTGTTGATAACCGGTGTTCGTATGAGCGGATATCCGGTAACATTCTTCAATGTGTAACCCGGTGCAGGGACACCATATGCAAGTGCATCCGTGGTTTGGCTTCCAAAAGCGGTTCTAAGAGTATTCGCAGCCGTAGTAATGGTATCGTATTTCTTTCGCGTGAGGCGATCGCTGGAAGACACGGCACCTTGACGCCCAAATTTGGAATTGCTCGGCTTGTAATAAATGGGTACATAATAATTAGGTTGAATAATTGCCGTTCTAACACCACTGATGCTGTAATTTGAAGAACTACCCGAGGTAGCCGCGGGGAAAGTACCAGCGGCAAACCCAATCGCATTGCAAATGATGGTATCCGCCAGAATAATATTTGGATTGAAAAATGTTGGGTTGGTAGGTAATGTCCAAGTTGCACCGCTAGGATAACTGTATGTTGTATTCGGATATCGGACATCGTTAGAAACAATGGAATTCAATACCACCATATTTGTTGTTGCATTGTAAGTGAAATTTAAGAAATACACTTTGGCATTGCTGCCTTTCGTAACAAGATAATGTTTACGAGTAAACATAACAGACTGTAATAAATTATTCAAATCATCGAGATCGTAATAACCCGTAGGAATATCTACGCGGATATTGCTCAAGTTGATCCAATTATAATAAAAGTAAGTAGAAGACATGAAATATTTTTTGCAACTTTGTACTCCACTATTTGAAGCATATATGTTGTTTAATGCATCCGAGCTACCTGCCGCGGCTAAAGGATTGCCCTGGCGAACATGAAAGAATTCGTTTTGTTTGAAAGTCATATTACGGCTGTACAAATATTGTGCATTGGACGAACTGTAATTCGGTTTAATGATTCCACTGGAACGACATCTACGACGAGCATTCTTCGAATCCAAAAAAAGATTGCAGTAGGTTGGATCGGTAATAGTTAAAGAGGGATGTTTACCACTGTTATTTTCGTAATTAATATCTAAAGGGGCGTTGACCCCACGACCACTGGTTTTTGTGACTATGTTCATACCGGGCATGTCATAGTGATCAATCTTAACGGAAGCTCTGGATTTACATCCCGAAATGTCAATGCTCGCAATTTCGCGGCGATAAATTTTCAAAGGTCGCGGTTTGAATAAGAGATCCCTCTGTAAATTGATAATTTTATTTGTGTAATTTTTTTTCATTATAGAACCCAATTGATTTAATGTGACTTTGCTTTTCCATGGTATAGTATTAGTTATAATTCTATTCTTGTCGAATACATCAGGGGTTATTTTCATTACTATATAGTATAATATATATAATTATCATTCATAAAATGTAATAAACATTTCTTTATACATATGAATACCGGTAAATATTTTATGGAATCAACAAAAGAAAATTATAATTTGTTATTGATTAAAAACAATATTTCAATTGTGGTATATGACATTGGATTTTTTCAAATAAAAAATATTTTTCTGTCGGACACTAAAAAGAATATTATCATGGACGGAAAGTTCACTAAAATTATTTACTCGGATGAATTGATAACTACACACGGTATATTTTTGAAAATCCCTTTTTATCCTGTTGGAAAACCAGAGCCACCGCCTATTACAGTTTTATCGAAATTTTCTGGTCAGAAGAGCACAATACCCCAACAATCTGCGATAACTACACGCCCTCAAGCAGAGGAAAAATCCGGAGAACTGGCTCCTACCGTTGGAACCGCAGGACCGGTGGATAACTCGCATCATAAAAATAAAGATAATACGAATGATGCGTCTAATGGTAAATACAAGCAAATTTACAAATTACAGTCACACGATATTTTGAACAGTAAGAATATCATGGATATTATCCGAATTGAGATTCAAATATTGGAATTTTATAAACAATTATTTCAGTGTAAGAAAAAAATTGTCTTTATGCTCAAGGAACAACTACAGGATGGTAACATAAAATTATATAAGGAACACTTTTATAATTATATTAATTTTTCGCATAAACAGGCCCCGAAGATACCGAATGTTATTTTAAAAATTTCGGGTATATGGGAAACCGAGGATAATATTGGCTTGACCTACAAATTTATAGAATATACATTGGACCATTCTCGGATAATTACATGATCATTCCCATTCTGGGTCTTCTTTTTTGATTCTTATTGGAAGGAAATGGGATGTTTCCTTTACGCATATCATGTTCATGTGTGGCCTTTACATCCTCTTCTCTGGGGGTTATAAATTGTGTGACATCTACAAATCCGGTATCTGGATTGTAATTGTATTGTAAGTTGGAAATAGAATTCCAGCCTTCTTGGGTATTTTTTTCGTATATGTCATATTCTGTGCGGTTAACATTGCGGGAAAGGCCGTCCGAAAAATGTAAAACATTTTTATCGAGAACAGGATAGAATACGCTTCGGTCAATAGTAATACCATTTTGTATGACACGATTTTGCAGCATGTTGTCTTCGAATCCCCAAGCCCAAAAGTTGGGAAATCCGTTGATTCTTTCGAAGTCTGCGGCATTGATCGAAACGATTCCGCCTAAAGTAAATGTAAATCCGTAAAAATGTTTCACTGTTCCGGGAGAAGTACGGTAGTCGAAAAAGTTTTTAGAGTAGGGCATAATATCAATGTCGTTAAATACCAATGTAATATTTTGGTAATCGTTCGGGTACATGTTTTTTACAGTTAAGAACCCGATATTTTTAACCGCACCGCGGTTAAAGCTTCTCGTGTCGGTTTGGTGAATATATAAAATCTTGTAAGTATCTGGTGAAAGGTCTTCTAAAACCGATTTCATGTGCTTAGCAAAGAACTCGTATTGTCGTTGTCTGTCTCGGTACGGCACGATGAAAATGATATTAGGTATCGAAACTGATGGAACATTTGCATCTATAGTGAATGTTATGTTGGTTGGTTCTGACGGGGTTTCTGGTGGAATAACATCCACGGGTTCTTCAATGGGTGCAGGCACCTCCTCAACAGGATTTTCCTCGACCTGCTCCGCCAACGCAGGCACCTCCTCGACGGGACTTTCCTCAACCTGCTCCGCCAACGCAGGTGCCTCCTCGACAGCTACAGGCGCTTCCTCGACAGGACTTTCCTCGACCTGCTCCGCCAACGCAGGTGCCTCATCGACAGCTACAGGCGCTTCCTCGACAGGACTTTCCTCGACCTGCTCCGCCAACGCAGGTGCCTCCTCGACGGGACTTTCCTCAACCTGCTCCGCCAACGCAGGTGCTTCCTCAACAGCTACAGGCACCTCCTCAACAGGACTCTCTTCAACCTGCTCCGC